CTCCTTACCTCCCCCTGACGAGAGACGAAGACGAAGACGATGCGGCGCTCACGCGGCGCTTTCACGCCGCCTGAACGGCGCAAACGCGGCGTGTTACGCGTATATGGCTAGCCCGTCCGTAGCCGGCTGCCGCGTGAGACGCACGCAGGGGACGCGTCTGAGTCGCGGGGGACGCCGCACGGAGCCGCACGCCGCGCAACTCGCCGGACGGCCTGAAGGGCGAAAGCGCCATCGGCAGCACAGATTTTTCGCACCCATCGAAAATAGGCGAGATTCTCGTAACGACAAGAACGCCAGCAGCTTAGCCATTCGAAAGCCCGTCCTGATGTGACATCCGAGGGCACACAGGTCGTCGTGAGCATTTGACAAGCTTTCTGGCCGGGGTAGAGTCCCGCCGCGTGATGGACTTCGCGAAGCGTCGGGAGGAGATTCGGGCGGCAGTCGAAGCTGCTGCGCGTGGCTCTGCTCGTCGCGGTCAAGGCTCCGGTGGGACATGGGCCGATAGTCCGGCGTTCCAAGCCGCACTGGCTGCGGACGTCGAGGCGAGGCTGCACCGGGAAGCGATGGCGCTCGAGGGCATCGCGTGCAGTTGCGTGGGCGATCACGTCCCGAGCGGGCTGAACGGCAGGGGGCAGGCGTGAAGCCGGTTGGAGAGCGCAGGGTGGCCGTTGTTGGAAAGCCTGTGTTCGTCGTGCGCAAGGACACGGGCGACAAGCGCGAGGATTGGCGTTCGGAAGCCCTGGCCGACAGCAAGCGCATGCGGGACGCCGACGTGCTGCGATGCTTCCAAGCGATCCTGCCGCTGGCGCCGATGCGGGTAAGCCGCATCACGCGGGCGCTGGAGGCTGAGGGCATGTCCTGGGGTGCGGCGAGTCGTGCGGCGCGGTGGCTGCGCTGGGTGGCGCGGGAGATCGCGGACGCTCCGGGGGTGCAGGCGTGAACGCTGGACTTCCGCACCTGAGCAAGCCTGGATTCTTTGAGCGCTTGCTGTACGGCGTGCTGTCGCTCTTCTGGCCGCTGCTGTTCGTAGGCTGTTTGGCTATCGGGGCATGGGCGGCAGCGGATCGCAAGTGGCCTGTGGTGGTCAGCTGCGGAATCAACGCGTTGACGGCGGTGGGGTGGATGTGCTTCGGACGGAGGTTCCGTTGACCGATCTCGCCGTCTTCGTCGCCTGCGCGGTGGCGCTGGCGTTCATCGCGGGTGCCGTCTGCCTAGGGCTCCTGGCGGCCGGGGTGGTGCTCGTCTGCAAGCGCTGCGGGCTGCTGCGCTCGCAGGAAGACGCTCTGGCCGCCGAGAAGCGCCTTGCAGCCATTGAGCATGACGTGGCCGACGCACGGGCCGGGATTCTGAACTTGGGCATGCAGCGGCGTGTCCAGGATCTTCGCGAGAAGGCGGGCATTCCTGAGCAGGACGGGCCGCGCATCCCGGACGGCATGGATCCTGAAATCATCGACAACCTGGAGGGCGTCGGCGGCGCGGAGCTCGTGCCGACCACGTTCGACGCGGTGAAGCGGTGACGGACGACAACAAGCCCCAAACTGTTTCCTCCCAAAGCGGGGCAGTCCCCGGCGCCGAACCGGCAACAGACGCGCAATGCGTCACGCCTCCCAGCGGCGCCGGGGATGCCCTATCCGTTGAGCCCTTGATCGTCGTGGAGCCGCCAAAGCGCCGGCGCGGACGTCCCAGGAAGGACGACGTAGCCAAGCGCACGCCGGAGCCTCCGCAGCTGCCCTCACAGATCGATGACCTGGGCCGCAAGCTGATCTGCGTGCGTGGCGTCTGGCTGACCGATGAGCAGGCCAAGATGCTGCGGCGGCACATGCGTAAGTACCGCAACGGCAACGGGCAGGACGGCCCGTCGCGGGACGTCGCAGAATGGTGGTTCGCGGAAGCCATCGGGGCGCGTGGCGACAACGGCACGGCGGCCGATATGGCACGCTTGAAGATGCTGGGCGAAGCGCTGGGCATCCTGGGCGGTGGCGCGCACGCTGCAACCGGGAAGGGCGAGAAGATCAAGCGTCGGCTGATCCGGTTCAAGATGGTCGTGGGCGGCAAGAAAGCCGTGCAGTAGCATGATCGCGGCAGTCGACGCCGAAGAAGAGGTCGTCGAGCTCTACCCGCATCAAATCCAGTCCCTTCAGCTGTCGCTCACGCACCCCATCGTCTTCTTGTCAGGTGGCATCCGTAACGGCAAGACCCGCGCCTTGGCGAACTGGCTGCGCGTCCAGGGGGGCTACACGGAGTACAAGGCGCCTCCCCCGCCTGGCGTGGTCCGTCGCATGTGGATCGTCTGCCCGACGCGCGATCCGTACTGGGAGAACATCAGGCCCGAGGTGGAAGCCGTCCTGGGCTGGGCTGACGAAGGCGGCCTGATCATCGACAAGAGCGAACGCGGGCCGACGTACGTGCTCATGCCGCCGGACGACGGCGCGCCCTTCGAGGTTGTGGTCCGCAGCGCGGAAGACCCAACCAAGTTGCGCGGCGCTACGATCTACGGAGCAGCCATCACCGAAGCCGGGGCGCTGCCTACGGCCGAAACGTTCAAGATCCTGCGCGGGCGTGTGCTGGCGTCCAAGGGCGGCCTGTTCCTTGAGTCGTCGCCGTTCGGCCTGAATTGGTTCTGGGTCGAAGGCATCGACAAAGGCCACGTCGTATACGACTACGGCGCCTGTGACTACGCGCGCGGAAAGATCGACCCCGTTGAGATCCGCAAGGACGACGATCCGACCAAGGACAAGCGCATTGCGGTAATCAAGGGCGTCCCCATCGAGGCGAACCTGTCGCTTGATGACGGCTGGATTGAGGATTACCGCACCGGCCTGAGCGAAGAGGAGCAGAAGCGAGAACTGCGCGGGGACTTCTTCCAGTGGTCCGGCCTGATCTGGAAGAACTTCGACCCGCGCATCATGACCTGCGCTCCGATCAAGCCCGGAAAGCTGCCTGACGGATGGAAGATCTTCAGCGGCTTGGACTTCGGATTCGGCCACCCAACCGCGCATGTCTGGCTGGCGAAGAAGGGCAAGCGCATGGTGGTTGTCGACGAGTACCGCGCCGGCGGAATGACGCTAGAGAAGCATGCGCAGGCGATCCATGCGAACCCCTGGAACAAGTACGTTGAGTATCGGTATGCGGACCCGTCAGCCGCCCAGGAGCGCGCGGACCTGGCGGACATGGGAAAGGTCAGCCTGTCCACGTCCGACGCTGAGAACGACGTTGAGCTTGGCATCAACGCTGTCGCGCGCGCCTTCGAGACTGGGCAACTGCTGATCGCGCGGAACTGCGTCAAGCTCTTGGCTGAGATCGGCAACTACCACCGGCATGAGAAGACCGGCAAGCCGGTTAAGGTCGGTGACGACCTGTGCGATGCGCTCCGGTACGCGATCTACACAGACTACAAGCACGGGCTGGGCGCCCTGCCGCACGCGTCTATCGACCCATCGGACGGGCGCGTCAAGCTCATGGGCGACGATCCGGACCGCGTGAAGGAGTACGCCGAGCAGTACGGCGGGCTGGAATCAGACGCCGACGATTGGTCCAAGGGCGACAAAGAGGTGGTTTGATGCCGCTCGACGTGCCGCAGGCATTCACGCCCGTACGCTGCGAAAGATGCGGAGCCACACTCGAGGTGCTGTCGAGCCCATTTGACAAAGGCCGAATCCGTGGTACGTGTTCGGTCAAGGTCAAGCCCTGGCAACGCTGCGGCGGGGCGCTTGTCGCGCGGGGTCCTACCCCGAGCGTCGAACTGCGCTCCGTGCCCCGCAAGGTGGTCGGGGAAGACCTGATCGACATTGAGCGGGCGATCATGCGGAACGAGGAACGGACAGCCGAAGACTTCGGCGAAGGAGACGGCAATGAGTGACGCGCAGGCGGTGAGCCTCGAAGACCTGGGCAAGGAGCTGGAAGCGCAGGACAAGGCAGACGTGCAGGCGAATCTTGCGCAGGCTGAGGCCCGCCGCAAGGAAGTCGTCGCGCGCGTTGAAGGGCGCATCGAGGCGCCGCCGTCCGCGAGCATGCAGAGCCAGCCCGTCCCTTCCGTGCGCCCTCAGACGACGGGCAATTCGCCGTCGATGCACACGCCCACGCGGGAAGGCGTCCGCGTCATCGGGCCTGGCGACTTCAACATCAACGACCCCACCCAGATCGAATGCCCGTTCATCGAGTACAGGATCTATCGGTGCCACGATTGCGGGCACTGGATCCACGCGGGCGGGGCTGACCACAAGCAGTTCGTCGCCTGCACGGCTGAGAAGTGTCAGGTCGGTGTCACGCCTGAAGGCAAGCGCATCCCCGGCCGCATGGAGCTCATGCTGTGGCGCAAGCCGCGCCCTGGCTACGAAAACAGCCGCGCTGTTCAGGAGTGGCTCGCCGCTCAGGCGCAGGCCAAGTAACGATGCCTCTGTTCGACTACGGGTGTTCCTGCGGCTTCGCATGCGACCTATTCCGTCGCACCGAGAAGCGGGACGATCCCGTTGTCTGCGGGCGCTGCGGCGGTCAGATGCAGCGCAAGTTCTCGTCCTTCGGCGTCGGCGGTCAACACCTGAATGCCGCGCACTACGAGTTCGAAAAGGACGCGTGGGAGGTTGCGACCGGCGAACGCCACGCCACGCCGGCTGACCTCAAGCGTTGGTGTGACGAGCGCGGCAAGCAGATCGTCGACAAGAACTGGAAGCCCAAGCCGCCGCCGTTGGTGGAGGACTGGGAAGTCGAGAAGGCGCTGAACGACGTGTACGAGCAGAACCACACGATAGACGCGGGGAACGTGGGGGAATCGCAATGATCGGCAACAACCAGCCTGTGAAGCTCAGTCCTGTCCAGCAGGACAACGTGTCGATGGCGATGCGCCAGCTAACACAGGGGCGCCTCGTGTGCGGCTGCGGATGCAACGCGTTCGAACTGTTTCCGGTGGTGGCCGTCTTCTACAACAAGATCAACCCCATTGAGTCCTCCCCGCAGATCGTCGGGCATCGCTTCCGCTGCATGGACTGTCAGACGTTCTCCGCCTACGACAAGACGCTAAACCGCTGGGAATGCGGCATCAAGCCGCCCAGCGCCCACGACGAACCGCCTCCCGACCTCAAACTGATCGTGTAGCCCATGGACGACGCCACCTCCGAGAACTACGACAACCCCGCCAGCCACGGCGACGGCGGAACCCTGCTCGACAAGGGCGGCAAAGACGACCGCTACTGGTTCGAGTGGGCGCACCGGCGGTTCATGGAGGACAAGGCCGACCGCAAGAAGTACGACGCCGACTGGGAGACGAACAGGCAGTACTACGGCGGGAACCACTGGGGGCACAAGATCCGTCCAGCGTGGAAGGCGCGCCCTGCCCCGAACTACATCTTTGCGAACCTCGAGACGGCCATCCCAACGATGACCGACCAGCGGCCGACGATCAACGTCGTCGGGACCGAAGAGGAGACGTTCGAAGAAGCGGACCTCATGCAGGACGCCGTCCGGGACGTGTTCCTTCAGAACGAGTTCCCGGACGTCAAGGGCCTGTACGTCCTCAAGGACCAGCACCTGTACGGCACGGGCGTCAGCAAGCAGTGGTACGACCCCGTGCAGGACCGCATCGTCATCTCGCACATTGACACGCGCTGGTTCTTCGTGGCCGCCGGCGGCATGGACATCCAGACGGCCGAGCGTGTGAGCATCGCTGTCAATCGTCCCGTAGGCGCGATCTACCGGGACTTCCCGCACCTGCGCGGGAAGATCAAAGGCGGCGTCTGGGATGAGAGCCTGACGCATCACGCTGTCACGGCGAACAAGATGTACGAGCAGGACCAGATGCACGTCATGACCGACACAGGGGCCATGGTCGGGACTGGCGGCAACGAAGGCGGCGGCGAGGGTGGGGAGGCTCGGTTCGCCACGCAGCTGGAGATCTGGGACCGCGACAAGACCGGGCAGGTGTGGGTTTCGATCTTCGTCAACGGCGTGATGGCCCGTCGCGGCAAGAGCCCGTACCGTAGCGGGCGGCCGACGAAGAGGCGGCGCCTGGGCCTGTTCCCGTTCGCGCGGTGCCTGTGCTACCCCATCGGCTCGCAGTTCTGGGGAATGTCGGAAGTCACGCAGCAGCGCGGCCCGCAGGACGCGATCAACCGCACCGAGGCGCAGATCGCGGACTACATCCGCATGGTGGCTGCCGCGTACATGCGGATCCCGAAGGCTTCCCACGTCAGCCTCAAGGACATCACGAATCGCCTTGCATCGTTCATCGTCTACGACGGCCAGCAGCCACCGGACTGGATGCCTGCGCCTGGCTGCCCGCCTGAGTTCTTCAAGCACGTCGATACGCAGAAGCTGCACCTGGACAACATCAGCGGAATCTTCGATGCGAGCCGTGGGCAGCTGCCGGCTTCGAAGGTGTCCGGCGTGGCGATTCAGTCGCTTCAGGCGATGACCGCAGGGCGCATTGGCCTCAAGACGCGCATGTTCGAAAGCTACCTGCGCGAGGTGGCGCTACAGGTCATCGAACTGATCAAGCAGTACTACCAGGATCGCGTTATTCGCGTGGGCAAGCGGTACGTCTGGATCAACAAGTTCAAGCGCGACGAAGCGACTGGAGATCCGGTCATCGACGAAGCGACCGGCAAACCAGTCATCGAGAACGACGTTTCGGACGTCGACTTTGACGTAGAGATCGGCGTCGGCTCCACGCTGCCAGTAGACAAAGGCGTGCGCTTCGAGCAGGCCATGGAATGGCGTGCTGCTGGCGCGCTCAGCAAGAAAGGACTCCTCCGGCGCTCCGGCTTGTCGGAAGACGAGGTTGAACAGGAGCTCGAGGATCTGCGCACGGAGGAGCAAGAGGAGATGCAGAAGGCGCTTCAAGCCGAGCAGGCCGCCCAAGCTGCGGCTCCGCAGCCTGCCGCGCCCACTGCGCCCGAAGGCGAAGAGGCTCCCGTCGCAGAGGCTGCGGCCACGCCGGCTTCTGCTGCTGACGCCACAGGCATGCCGTCCGATGAGGAGATCGCGGCCCTAGAAGCAGAAGCTGCGAATTCGTGATCGCACCTATTTGACAACACGCGGACGCGGTGTAGTCTTCGCGTGACTGAATAGGTCACATACGAGGTACGAGACATGAGCCAGTACGACAACCCGGCCACGCAGGGGATGGGCGGCGACACGAAGAAGAAGCTGTCCGGCGGCCCCATGGGTCCCGGCATGATCGACTCGCCCTCGCAGGGCAAGCAGGGGAACGAGAACAAGTCGGCCACGCCTGCCGGTTCGTCGGGTGGGGATTCGCAGTACGACGACGGCGGCATCCACGGGGATTTCGGCTTCTCTGGCCACGGGAAGAAGAGCAAGGGGTTCTAGGCCGTGCCTGCTGCTGAGAATCCGAACGACGTACGGCTCGTCGGCCCTGGACGGCGTCAGGCGCTCTTTACTGGGCGTACGGCGACCGGCTTCAGTTCGGTCGTCAAGCCGTATAGCGCCGACATGACGGTGCACGCCAAGGGCTCCACAACCGCAGGCGCCGGTGCGTCGGTGGTCATCTTCTACGTCTCGGACGTGGAGTCGCCATCTGTCGATGGTGACTGGACGGAGGCCGGACGTTCCACTCTGACGCTGGGAACAGACGCCACCAGCGACCACTTCGTCATCAAGGGCAACTACCTGAACGTCCGCGCGAAGGTCGACTCCATCAGCGGCACCGGGGCGTCGATTGACGCCGGGGTGGTGTCGTAATGGTGCGCCCCCTTGGCTTCTTCGGTGGGCGCATGACTTTAGGGGGTGTTCTGTGACCGTCGAGAGCAATCCCGCCGTGACCGGGCTCATGCCAGACAACTTCGGCCCTTGGGGGCGTCACCGTGTGGTTAAGGTGACAATCCCGTTCACGTCCGCGACGTGGAACACGGTGGCCACTCACGAGGTGTTCACTGTGACCGGCGTTGTCAGGGCAATGTGCATTTTCCACGTCACGTCGTCACTGACGTCTGGAGGTGCCGCCACCATCAGCTTTGGGCTTCAGACGGCTGGGACATCCTACGCGGCGGCGCAGACGTACACCAACTTGACCACCGGGAATATGGTGAGTCCAGGCGGAACCGTGACGACCGGCATCAGGACGTACACATTCCTGCTTCACCAGACGAACAACGCGGATCTTGTCATCTCCGAGGATGACATCGGGTACGCCATAGCGTCTGCCGCGCTTACTGGCGGCACCATTGACGCATATTGCTTCTGGGCCCCCGTCTCCGAGGGTGGCCTGGTTGTTGCTGGCGCTGGAGGAGCCCTCTAAATGGCCATCATCAAGTGCCCGAAGTGCCCGACTGATCCCAACGACTCCACGAAAGGTACAGGGGCCCTCCGTGGAGATCCGGTGCAAGTCAAGGTCGAGAACGGCGTCACACACGTCATCCGCCGCCTTGAGCCGTGCTGGCTATGCGAGGGCTACGGTCGGATCGACAAGGTTGGATGATCCGCGCTCACCAAATGGACATAACGAGAGAACGAAAGATTTAGGACGGAGAGAAGGAGAAACGGAATGCTCGAGACAATGTTCCACAAGGGCTCTGGTGGCGCCGGTGTGGCGCGGTACTCGAACGCGGTGAACTGTCTCGCCGTGTCGACGGTGGCTCCGGCCATCGACAAGCTGTGGGCGATGCCCATCTACCTAAAGGCCGGCACGCTGGACCGGATCGGCTTCGAAGTGACGACCGGCGGCGGGTCCGGCAACAAGGCCCGCATCTTCCTGTTCTCCAACAAGGGTGCTGGAAGCCTCCTGTATCCCGACCGGCTCCTGATTGCGGGCACGGAGGAGGACGGCACGGCGGCTGCTGTGAAGGAAACTACCGTCAGCTACAAGGTCGACGACGGCCTGCACTGGATCGTGTACACGAACGGCGGCGGCACGGTGGCCACTGTGCGCGCGGTGGCCGTTGGCGGCCTCCCGCAGATCCTCGGCTGCACGTCGACCCCGACGCCGATCACGGCTGTGTCGAAGGGCTCGGTCACGTACTCGGCCACGCTCTCGTCGCTCTTCACGAACGGCGAGACGTTCCCGGCCAGCGGCAGCTACGAGACGGCCGCTATGCCCCTCGTGTGGGTCCGGTACTCGGCGTAGGAGGCCACGATGGCGAAGGGTGACGCGGACGCCTATCTCGGCGCGCTCTCCAAGGCCATGGGGCCTTCGGCTGAGCCTGCGCCCGATATGGGCGGTGGTGGCGAAGACGTGTACCTCGACGACGCGCTGGACTGCCTAGACAAGGCGATTGCGGCTGCCGGAGATCCCGACATCCGCTCGAAGCTGGAACAGGCGCGCCGGCTGATCGAGGAGTGCGCGGAGGACCCGGAAGGCGCGGAGGGCGGTGAGGAGCCGTCTGGCGAGGCCGCCGCACCTCCGGAGATGTAGAGAAGACCGGCCCTTGTCGGGGACGCTCGACAGGGGCGAGACGACCGAGAAGGGTCCTGACTGCATGCAGGCGGTCTAGGACCCTTTTCTTTAGAACGACGTGGCGCCGTCCGGGGGTGGTCCCCGGCGGCACGACATGACGCGAGGGACTGGCAATGACGGATGAGCTTGACGACAAGCTGGAAGCGGAGCTCAACCGCATCACGCAGGACGAGCCGACCCCGGAAACGGGAAGCGCGCCTGCTGGCGGTGACGCTCAGCCGACCCAGGTGGACGGAGAGCCCAAGGCGGATGGTGGGGAGATCGAAGTTGCTGGCAGGAAGTACGCCAGCTTGGAGGAGTTCAAGAAGGCCCACGACAGCCTGTACAGGGAACACTCGAAGGTCATCAACGAGAAGAAGGCCCTGGAACAGCGGTACGAAGCCTTCAAGAAGCTGGACGAAGCCTGGAAGAAGGATCCCCAGTACTACAAGGCCCTGGAGAAAGCGGCCAAAGATTACTGGGCCGCCAAGAAGGGCGGGGCATCCGATTCCGAGGCCCGTCGCGAAAGCGGCACCCAGAACGTCCCCAAGGAGCTCCTAGACCGTCTGAACCGGTACGACCAGGACCTGGCCTCAGTGCGGGAGTGGAAGGCGCAGCAGGTGCGCGAAGCGGCTGAGAAGCAGGTCGATTCCGAGGTTTCCACACTCAAGCAGAAGTTCGGGGAGCGTGCGACCAAGGAGATGTTCGACGCTGCCTTCCGGCGCGCACACGACATGACCATGAAGACCGGGGAACCGTACTCGCTCGAGGACGCGTTCTACTGGGCTCTCGGTCGGTCGAACGACGCATCGCTGAGGGCAACCCAGGAGCAGCTCAACCGTGTCCGAGCGGAAGCGAAAGCGGGGGTTGGCGAGACGTCGAGCGTCAAGCCGTCCTCCGCGCGCGGACCCGCCGACATGGGCGCCGCTCCGGACGCTGACTACAACGCCGCTCTGGATAAGGCCATCGCGGGCATGAACCTCAGAGACTAATCCGGGCGACTCGCGTAGGCGAGCCCTGGAGAAGGGGGCAGGCATATGGCTCTCACGGCCACCGATGTGGACTCCCTGACGACCGTTTTCATTATCCCTCGGTCGGTGCAGGGCTACCTCAACGCGAACCCGCTGTGGTTCCGCGCCAAGAAGCGCGGCATCCGTTACCAGGGCGGCACGGAAGTGCGCTCTGCGATCTGGCACGCTCCGTTCGTTTCGGGCGGCGCTTACCAGGATCGGGACACCTTCTCGGTCGCGAACAACCCGGTTTCCACGCACGCTGCGTACTCCCTGCGTGAGTACCAGCTGCCTATCAGCGTTTCGTCCCGCGATATGTCGATCAACTCCGGCAAGGCCGGTGTCATCGACTTCGTGAAGGGCAAGACGCAGCACGGCAAGGACTCCATCGCGGACATCCTGGGCACCGATACGCAGGGCTCCAACTCCGGCGGGAAGGAGCTCGACGGCTTCGGCTTGATGATGTCCGAGTCTTCGACGTACGGCGGGATCGCCGTGGCCGACTACGCCAAGTGGAAGGCCGCGATCAACGCCGCCGCGTCGAACACGATGACGATCCTTGGGCTCCAGGGCGTCCTTGGTGAGACGACCTTTGGCGGCTCGCGGGTGACGCTCATCTGTTCGAACCAGGCGAACTACGACAAGTTCAGCACGTTCGGGGACACCGTGCAGCGCATCGTCGACACCGACATGGCGTCGGTCGGCATCGCGCAGCTGAACTTCCGTGGCGTGCCCTGGGTGGTCGACCCGCACGTTCCTGGCAGCGGTTCCGGCTCGACGGACAACGTCGTTGAGTTCATCAACGAGAACTACATCGAGCTGTGGACCGATCCGGCGCGCAACTTCAAGGTGGAGAAGATGGCGCGCGTGGCCGGTGAGGACGTCCATCGGTGGCAGATCTGGTGGGCGGGCAACTGGATCTGCAAAAGCCGCCGCCACCAGGGCGAGCTCACGTCCATCAACCCGGCGCTGTAGTCGGCATTACGGGGAAGGGGTCGGCTTCGGTTGGCCCCTTCCCCTTCGCATAGGGGGAAAGTGCTGCTGTGCAGACGCTCCTGGAGACGTTCGAAAAGCGGGCTTACGACGGCAAAGACCGTCTGTGGGCGCCTTATCGGATCCAGGAAGGCCAGCAGCCTGAAGCTTTCAAAGCCGCGTACGCAGACCTATCGGCTGCTACAAAGCAGAATCCAGCCGGAGGCGGCCTTTCAACGGGGCACGTTGTCACCATAGGCGGCGGTGGGTTGTCGTTCGGAGGGACGTACGTTTTCGGCGACGGTATCGAAACCGCCCCGTCCGTCGCCATCGGCGAGGCGGATAGCGGGTTCTGGCAGCCAGCGGACGGCAGTCTCGCTTTGAGCCTCGACGGCACAAAGAAGATCGACTGGACCTCCACGCACCAGAAGCTAGCGGCCGGCTACAAGCTTTACATTGGCGCCACGCAAGACAACGTCGCAGGGGCAAGCGAAGACTACATCGCCATTAACCAGAGCTTGAACGCAAACGCCCTTGTGTCCATCAAGAACACAAATACCGGCACTTTGGCAGGGTCGGCGTTTACGGCCATCAGCGACGAAGACAACGGCTGTTATGCCGGGATCAACAACACTACGCTGTCGGCCTCTGGGCTTCACAACACACCTGGGGCCGGCGTTGTCGGACTAGCCTACTTCGGGTCCAGCACTGGACCAGGCAATCGCTCTCTGATTGTCGTCAACGTCCTGGACGACGCTAACAGCCACCTTCTTTTCGGAACCCGAGACACGGAGCGGATGAGCATCCGCGAGAACGGTGACGTTCGGATCGCTTATCTGACTGCCGGTAGCGTCCTCTTTGGTGGTTCCAGCGGGAAGATCAATCAGGACAATAGCAATCTGTTCTGGGACGACACAAACAATCGACTTGGCGTCGGTGCAGGAACAAGCCCGGCTTTCAAGCTCGATGTAAGAGGCGGTACAACAACCCTGCACTTCACGGAAACCGCCAATAACGAGGGTGGATACCTAGTTTCTACGTCCCCTGCGCAGGCCATCATGGTTGCCGGGGCCTACTGGACAGGATCCCAGTACACAGCCGTAGCAACGGGGGCGCTTAACTTCGGGGCTCCAGCCATTAGCAACGGCGATTTCTGGATCGCCAACGCCACGGGCCTCACGCCCGGGAACCCCGTGACATTCACGACCCGGATGTACATGAACACATCCGGCCACTTCGGCGTCAACGCCGGGACGACGCCACGCCGCCGCTTTGACATCCTGGACGACACCAACCCACAGCTCCGTCTCACGCACACGGACAACGTGGACTATGTCGACTTCCAGGTGGACACAAGCGGCAACCTAACGGTGAACGTGAGCGGCTCCAAGGTGGTGTTCAACGACGCCGTAGAGATCGATGGGAACATCGATCACGACGGGAGCAACATCGGTGTCTTTGGTGCCGCCGGCGCTGGGCAGGGTGCGCACATCGAGGACGCGGATGGAACGCTCGCGGACATCACAACAAAGTTCAACACAGTTCTGGCGAGGCTTGAGGGATGGGGCTGGAACGCGAGTTCGTAAGAGGAGGCTATACGAGTGCCTAAGCTCATCCTGGCAAAGGGGCCTGTGATTATCCAGCAGGTCGCCAAGGACGACGGCGATGGGCTGTCGCTTGGCTACGCGCTCCTCTGCAAGCGCGAAGCCCGCATAAAGTTCACCAAGGATGTACAGCTGCCTATCCCGCTTGAGGAGCGCGACTTGCGCTGGCAGTTCGAAGACATCCCAGCCGATGTGCTCGCCGCCGTGGAAACCATCGTCGGGTTCATCGAAAGCAAGGTCACGGCGTCAGCCCGTAACAAAGCGTCGGCATTGTGCCGCGATATGAAGATCACGCTGGAGGAGTGAGAAGGCCATGGGGGACACGGACGCCACGCTGGTGCGCACGCGCGCTGCAGATGACACAAAGGTGCCATGGTGGGTAGCCGTTGGGTTCCGCGCTATCAAGGAGATTGGGTTCCCCATCGTCGTCTGCGCCTTCCTGCTGTGGAATCAGTTTGTAACGATTGACGGTCTCAAGACCCTTATGGCGCGTGCTGTCGCCATCCTCGAGAAGATGGAGAAGAAGCTGCCCACCGATTGAGCCATGGCTACACGAAGCGACATACGCACGGAAGCGCGGGCGATTATTCAGGAACGGACTGAAGCCGTTGTCCTGGATACGGATCTCAATCGCTGGATCAACTACGGCGGCAGGGACTTCACGGCCAGAGTCCAGTGGTATCAGCGCCTGGTTGCCCTGTCCGTGACCGCCCGCGTCGGTGAGATCACGTTGCCCACGGACATCATCAAAGTCGAAATGGTCCGGTGGAAGGCGGGCCAGCGCGTCCGGATGGTGGACAAGTCGACGTATGCGTACGCCACCTTCGCGGGCGCCGCACAGGGGGAGCCTGTCCGCTGCACGGTGTTCCCGCACGACAAGCGGCTGATGCTTGAGCCTGCGCCGAGCGCGTCCAGTGTGACAACTACCCTGAACGGCGCGCTGAACAACTCCGTGACGACCATCCCTGTGGCGGCTACCTCAAGCTTTCTGGCCGATGGGTTCATCCTCGTGGGGTCCGAACAGATCAGGCACTTCAACAAGGATGCGACAAACTTCCTGCTGGCGCGGCGTGGCGATGCTGATACCACGGCGGCCAGCCACCTAAACGGAGCTACCGTCACTGACGGCACGTTGCAGCTATGGTGCCGGTCTTTGCCGCCTGACCTGTCGGACGACTCGACGGCTCTGAAGATCCCGGATCAGTACATCCCGATCATCGCCAAGTACGTGGCCGCCCAGGCGCTGATGGGGCCGATGCAGAAGATGCCGGAAGGAACGGCCATGCTGAAGGAGTACAAGATCGCCAGAGAAGAGGCGCGTGAGGAACGCTTTGCCGAGACGATGGACGGATGCGAGGGCGTGAAGGACGAAGAATTCGGCATGGGGTGGTACGGCGATGCCTAGGAACGCGATGGTCGTCGGGCCTCGCGACCTCGTGACGGGGCTCATCACGGCCGACCCGCCGCACGCCATTCCAGACGGCGCGGCGCAGATCTCACAGAACGTCGACTATGCGCGTGTGCGAGGGCGCATCGCCAAGCGGCGAGGGATCGCTGTTAACCAGGCAGAGCTTGCAGGCGGGAACCCTGTGTCCACGCTGTACCAGTACAAGAAGTCGAGCGGGACTGACCTCCTAATGGCGGCAGCAAATAACGACGTGTATTCGGTGTCTGCCGGAACGTGGACGTCTAAGTACACGGGCGCCATGGCCGGGGCTAACGTGGAGTTCGCCACGTTCGAAGACACCCTGATCATGGTCGGCGCCACGGAAACAACCCGGAAATGGGATGGGGTTGCCGCGTCCTTCTCTGCCCTCTTGGGAACCCCGCCAGCGAATGCAAAGTACATCGCCGTCTATAAGGGCCGCGTCTGGATCGCCAACCACGGCGGCGGGAAGAGTCGCATCAACTACTGCGTCGAAGGGAATGCGGAGGACTGGACCACGGCCGGACAGGCTGGCTTCTACGACATTGATCCTGACGACGGCGACGAGATTACAGGCCTGATCGCGGCCGACAACGCGCTTTACATCTTCAAGCGCCGCACGGTCTACATGCTGATCGGCTGGAACCCTACGAACTTCGAAGTGCGCCCCGTCAAGCGCAACTACGGCTGCGCGGAGCACCGGTCCCTTGTGAACATGGGTCCTTTCGTCATCTACCTGTCCGACTACGGCCTGCATTCCCTGTCCACAGACAAGCAGGGGCTGCTGCATCCGGCGCTTGAGTTCGACTTGCGCGGTCTGACGAAAACCGGGACGCAGGCAACGCGGTACAACGACCTTTACATCCTGGCCTACGACTCGGACGCCAACGGGCGAAATGACTCGGCGTACGTGCTCGATACCCTGACTGGGGCGTGGACGCGCTGGACGAACATCAACGCGCGGTCCTGGTGCCTGAAGCTGGACAACACGCTTCTGTCGGGCGGCGCCGACAACAAGACCATCGTGCGCCAGCACGACACCACTGACAACGACGAAGGCGTGGCCATTGAAATGAAGTGGCGCTCCAAGAAGTTCGGCTGGGGTGACATTTCAGCGATGAAGACGCTGCATGAGTACTTCGTCTACGCAAAGCCCATTGCCGGGAAGACCCTGACTGTCCGCGTCCGCGTCGATGGAGTGCAGGTCGGGAGTGACAAGAACGTGTCGTTGACGGCTCGCCAGCGCAGCGGGACGGATGAGGACATCAAGCTCATCGGGGAATCCGTTCCAAGCGGATCGCATGGGCGCTTTGTTGAAATAGAGTTCTACAACAACGAGACCTCAGCGCCTATCGAAATCTATGAGTTCCAGTTGCATGCCGATGTGAGTCCGCCGCAGAAATACGCGGCTTAACGAGAAAGGGGGATCGCTGTGGGAAAAAGCTGGAAGAGGAAGTTGAAGCGGAAGCTCAACAGGGCCAAGGCGACGGTCGGCATGGATACCGATGCCGAGAAGAAGTACAAGGACAAGGCGTCTGCCCTCCAGGGTCAGCTAGACGAACTGGCTGGCGAGCAGGATCCGGCCAAGCTCCTTGAGAAGGAGATGGCCGAGTACGGCGGCATCGACGCAAAGATGCTGTCTGACGCTGAGGCTGATGCGAGGCGTGCCGGAACTTGGGCCGACACGCGCGAATTCCGCTCCTCCCTGGAGGGTGAGGCCGGAGCGCGCGCTAGGGGCTTGAAGTCCATGGCTCGGGCACGCATCAACGCCCTGCGCGCGAAGCTCGGACAGCCTGAGTTGCCCGAGGGGGCCACGATCTAGAGGGCTAAGATGGTCTATATCCCTCCCGTCACGTCACAGCAAGGGTCTACCTACGATAAGGGCTACGCCTTTACGTCCGATCAGACGGGGGATGCTCTCGCCCTAGGGGCTCAAGCTGCCGGCAGCGCCACCAAGACCCTTGTCGGTCTCATCAACGCAGGCAAGAAGAAGAAGCTGCGGAAGAAGGCTGAGAAGGCGCAGCGCGAGCATGAGCGGATGCAGTTCGACGCTGCTATCAAGGATTCGCTTGAGGCCGAAGCGGACGTTCTTCGGACGTCTGAACATGGGCAGTACGACATTGGTAGCCACTTCGCCGACCGTGGCATCGCGGAGAGCTCCGATAAGGAGTTCTCCAAGAAGATGCACATGTTCAAGCGAGACCAGCACTTGAACGCCCTGCGTCAGCAGCGCGCCTTGATGCGCCACGGGTATGCGGCGAGGGAGAAGGTCAGGGATATCCAGAAGAAGCTCGAGAAGATCGAGCACCAGGAAGCGGTCATCGCCGCGTCCATCGACACGGCCATCAGCGTGGCGTCCATCGTCTGCGACCGGAATGCCAAGGTTGTTGTCGCTGAGGTGGACGCCTTGGAAGTCCTCAAGGGCCTTACCATGCTCAAAATCAGCCGCTTCGAGTACAAGCCTGGGCAGGGACCTCCCGGGGAGCATATCGGCCCCATGGCGCAGGACTTCCTTGAGACGTTCGGAGTCGGTGCGGACCCGACCAAGATCGAAGTCGTCGACGCCTTCGGCGTGGCGCTGGCGTCCATCCAAGCACAGGCGTACATGATCGAACGCCTAGAGCGCCGCATCTGGCGGCTTGAACAGGAGCGCATGTAATGGTCGACCAGATGGAAACCCTGAAGAAGGTTCAGGCGCTGCTTGGGCGCACAAAGGCGGCCCTGCCGCAGCTTCAGGACGAGGCCATAGAGACCGGGGACTTCTCGAAGCTCGACGCTGCCAGCCAGCGCGTCGACAAGCTGCTGTCCATCGCTCAGAACATTTCGACGCAGCAGGGACCGGCACAGCCAATGCCGGAAGGTGGCGGCCAAGCGGCGCCTGCGCCTGCGCCTTTACAGGCTGGCCCTGCCCAGACGCTTGGGCAGCAGGCCGCCTCGCCTTCGCCGGCCGCGCTTGTGCCTCAGGACATTCCGCCTGAGATCAAGGAGTCCAGGCAGCAGAAGCTTCCGCAGATTGCGAGCCAGAACCGAAAGCTACTGCCTCAGGCGCTCATGGCCATGAAGAGTAAGGCAGGGTTCTACAGCGACGGGTCGGCGCTTCTTGGGGACGTCTCTCCGAACGCGTCCACAAAGGAGCTTTCTGAGCTTCGCCAGCGCGTCGCGTCCGTGCCGGACGTGAAACCTAAGCGTACCCCGCGAGATCTTGAGGAGCCCAACCCCCTTGCTGAGGGCAAGGCTGAAGTCCTGCGCCTCATTGACAACATCATTCGTGACGAACAGCAGGTTCAGGCCATGCTTCCGCCGGAAGACCCGGCCATCAAAGAGGCGAAGCGCTTCCAAGCCATGAAGCAGTCTGGCGCCCTTTCGCCTGCCGAGGTGCGGGCTGGCAAGATCAACGCTCCGTCGCCCTCCGCGCTCCTGCCGCAGCAGGACACGCTTCCGCCCGCTGAGGGCGAACCCGGCGAGGCTGAAGCGGCTGCCGAGACGCCGAAGATGCCGGAGATCAAGGATCTCTCCTTGAAGGCAGAGAACGATTTTAAGGGCAACCCGCAGGCCGTCATGACGGACATCATGAAGATGGCCGATCAGACCGAAGCCGACGAGCGTGAGCGGACGTTCCTCCGCAGGGTCAATATGGAGCTCGGCCAGAGGCCGAAGCGGTTCACCGTCGAGAAGCTACTTCTGGCGCTGTCCAATGGCGCCGGGGCCGTCCTTGGCGCGTGGGCTACCGGCCGGTACGGCGGTCAAGCGCTTCTCGACATGGACGCAGACCAGCGCCAGTACGACGCCATGAAAGGCCGTATCGGCAGCGAGGTGTACGGAGCCTACGAGGCACGTGGTAGGCAGGCGGAAGCCATTGCCTCGCGCGAACGCATCGCGGAGGCTGCCCGCAAGCAGCGCGAGGCGGAAGGCGCTGCCCGTGACAAGGTGGCCCGCTTCAACGCCAGGGTGCGCGCCATCTCCGTTGAGAACGCTGACCGTGGCCGCCAGATGACCATGCTCGGCAAGGCCATCTTGGAGCGCATGGAAAGCGAGCGCTTGAAGATCCGATCGGCGAGCGAGCAGGCAGCCACGCGCGCCATGAAGCCAGAAGAGTTCATGCGCATTCAGACAGAGGCGGCGGCCAGGCTGGAGCAGCTCGCTGCTGACCTCGAAAGCCTCGCATCTGGAACAGGAGAGTAGCCATTGCAGCCTCAGCAGGACCCCAACGGCTTCGAACCCCTCAAGCTGAAGGTATACCCCGACGAGGAAGGGCTGGAGCCGCTTGAGCTTCAGGACCTGCCGGACGTGGACTTCGAAGCGGCCATGCAGCTTCCGAAGCGTAGGCCGCTTCCGAAGCCATCCAAGCCAGCACCTGCACCAGTTGCGCCGCCTAAGCCCGTCGAGCAGAAGAAGGAGCGGCCCGCCCACCGCGAGGGCATCGCGGAAGATCCAATAGAAGACTTTACGAACCTCGCCAAAGAGTTGGCGATGGGCATCTTCCACACTGGGAAGATCGCGGCGGATTACGTCGCGAACCCTTCCGAGTGGCTCCGCGACATGCGTCGCCTCTACGGCAGCGGAAAGATGATGTCCGAAACGGCCGGCGTTCTATGGGACGCCGTCGCGGAGAACTACAAGGACGACGAAGGAAATCTAGCGCTGCTCGACGCCATGATCAAGCGTCCGGCGCATACCCTCGCCGACATCGCCGGGATCGCTTCGCTGGCCGGTGGGGCTACTAAGCTGGCCGGGAAGACAGCTGGCGGGGCCTCTCGCCTTCGCATCCCTGCGGAAATAGCCAATGCGCTGCCAAAGATGGGCAAGGCGGATAAGGTCGTCCGGGCTGGCGAAGCCATGGAGAAAGCCGCCAGCGCCTTGGATCCGCTGTCCTGGGGTGGAAAGGCAGTAAAGGGTGTCCTCGCTAAGCCAGCCAAGCGCTTCGCCGATTGGGCTGGCCTCGGGGAACACACCGACGATGCCCTGCGTATCCGGGCCAATGAGTACGCGTCGGAGGAGCTTGCCAATGCGGCCGACAAGCTGGACCTCGCATACGACCGCTTGTCCCTGGAGGACGGGGCGGCGCTGTCGGCAGCTGTTCGGCGTGGCTCCGATGCGGATATCGCCGCCCTCAGCCCTGACGCGCGCAAGTGGTACGACGCCTTCCGTGGGAAAGTGGCTGGCGCCAAGGGGCAGGAAGAGTTCCTGAAGGAACGCCGCGTCGGCCTGACTGACCAAAGAGCCACACGCGCAAACGCCATCGCGGCGGCCATGGAGGAGTGGGGTCCGGACGCCGCGAAGAACAAGGAGATGGTCGAAGCCGCGCTGGCGAAGATCGAGTCTGGCGAGTGGAACCCGACCTACGCCAGCCTGTTCAAGCCGACCGAGGAAGCGAACCTCCTAGACCTGCTCGTCAAGGACTTCGAGGCGAACCGGCGCTACGGGCGGCTGGAGGGTCGCAGGGGCGGCGGCGACTACGAACGGGACATCTTCCAGGTGGCGATGCGCCAGATGGACGCCTTCCACGCCACGAAGGCGAAGATCCGGTGGATGGACTCCCTGCTGAACCATCTGTCCCGTAAGGGGGTTCTGAAGACCGTTGCCAAGATCGACGACCTGCCGGAGGGCTACGCCGTCGTCGAGACGCCTATCCTGAAGAAGTACTTCGAGGTAAAGAACCGCGCCGGCGCCGCGCTCGTCGAGAACCTCCAGAAGGGGCTCGGCCCAGGCGAAGCCATCGAGGGCGCCATCCGCAAGGTGGTCGACGACCCAGAAACCCTTCGGACCTTCGCTCGCGCGAACCACATTGCCGTTCCGAAGCACGTCGCCCGGCTGATCGACCTGGAGTTCGCCCCGCCGTCCGGGCTCGGGCTGCTATACGACACCGTACTTGGACACTGGAAGGGGCTGGCCGTCCTCTGGAACCCGCGCAACTGGGTCGGAACGGCGGTCGGGAACGCCTTGATGGACGTCCTGCACGGCGTTGGACCAGACTCCTTCCGCCGCGCCAAGCAGCTGCGGGAGATCATGCCTCCAGAGATTCGCGGGAACATCAAGGAGTTCGTCGACCAGAATACGGGGCTCTACCAGCGGATGACGAGCAAGCTGGGGGAGTACTACCAGAAGCTCGACGAAATCGTCACGCGTGGCCCCATCTTCGCCAAGGAGACGGAGGCCGTGCGGCGGCAGCTCCGCGAGAACCTCCAGCGTACTGGGGCTGCATTCTTCATCGCCAAGGAAGTACTCGACGACCCACAGAAGTTCGCCCAGCTGGTTGCGCTATCGCCTGAGAAGCTGTCCGAGGCATCCAGGCGCTTGCAGGCGCTTCAGGAGGAGCTCTCAGGCAAGCTCGTCGAGTTGCGCGCGCCGACCGTCAAGGCAGAACGAGCTGCCCGCGCTGTTGCCCAGCAGGAGGAGAAGATCGCCGCCCTGCGCGCCAAACTGTCCCAGATCGAACGGGAGTCCGGTGGGGCCGTCCGGATGCAGCGGCTGGCCTCCGAGATGGACCTAGCGCGGGAGTCCGGCGCAGACCTCGAGCGGCTCCTGTCTGAAGCCAAGTCTGGCGCAAAGCGGGCGGCTACTGCGGCTGAAGAAGACCTGATTTTCAGCTTTACCACTGGGCTCCTGAACGATCCAGGCCTGTTGGGTAAGCGTGGGCGCAAGGTTGCGAAGCAGCTGTCAGAGCGCGCGGAGGAGATCGCGCAGGCCCTGAAGGCGGCGAAGAAGAAGTGGGCTGACCTGCGGCGGCAGGGACAGCGACTGGCCGAAGACGGTCCAGGCAAGGCGGTCCGTGCGCGGCTGGCCCAAGAAGTCGGAGACCTCGAAGACCTCAAGCGCGTGGCCGCATCACTGGAAGCCGATCTGAAGGCCCAGCGCGCAGAAGTCGCCCAGCGCATGGCCGACGCCGGCCAGCTGCGCGCGCAGATGCCGGAACTTGAGCAGGTGGCCGCCTGGGCGGATGAGGCCATCGATGCCGGAAACCGCCTAGCTGGTGCGTACAACCGCCTGCACCCAGTCGAGCGGACGGTCTTCAAGCGCCTTGTGCCTTTCTGGACCTACACGAAGACGATGACGAAGCTCGTCGTCTCGCTGCCGTACCTATACCCCAAGCGGATGTTCCTCTGGAACCGCTGGAGCCAGATCGTCGCCGACCAGTTCAGGGATCCTGAGGCCCCGGAATGGCTCAAGGACTACATCCCAGTCGGGCACACGGACGACGGGGCCACGGTAATCGTCAAGGTGTCCCAGTTCATCCCCTGGAACGGCGTCCGCGCGAGCGAAATCGGCGGCATGTCCGTTCCTGGATTGCTTGACTTCCCGCAGGCGCATCCACTCGGGAAGCTCTACATGGAGCTGAAGGGGGCCACGCCGGAATACTCAAAGCGCCCGATCACTCCGGGCGAAAACATGGTCCGCATGGACACCGGCGAGGTGTACGAGTTCACCAAAGACGGGCGCGTGCGGAAGACCATCGCGCAGCCGTCGCCGTTGAGGGCGTTGTGGCGTCTTTGGCCTACCAGCCAACTGATCGACACGCTGGCACTCCCGTACGTCACAACGGATCGCGGCTGGATTGGCTTTCAGGAGGCGATTCAAGACGCGGATGGATCGCCCATGTACCCGGTCTCCCTGCTTCAGCGCCTCTCAAAGGTTGCTGGTGTACCGTTCGATAGTGTCGATATCGACGAGCTTAGGATGAGGGAGCAGGGTACCGAAATGCGCGTGGTCCGTGAAACCATACAGCAGCTTCGCAGGATGCCACCCGCCCGGCGGGAGCAGATGTCAGAAGGGTTGCGCGATTGGCTTGAACTTAACCGCCGCCGACGTGGCGACGACGACGAGTAGCTGGTATGCAATGAAGAATTGTCGATCCGACTATTACAACTATACCGACCACTACCCACAACGCGCCTTCGTTGTCTTGGTAATCCACCGTGCATCCAGCGTAAATAGCGGCAGCTCCGAAGAGGTAGCCACTGATGAATGAGACTTTTGCGAACCCTGCCGAGTCCACATCTTTAAGGTCTTGCGCGTCAGACATGGCGTTACCCTCCATCTCCAAAGTCCGGCGGCGGCCTATCTGGTCCATTACCGCTGCCGTGCCAGGACATATAGGCGATGTATATGACGTACGCCACAGCCGCTACGTACCCGAGCGGCCTATAGGTTTCCACGGCCAACAAAACTATCACTGGCGGCAGGAACACAAAGAGCAGGACGGTTCCGCAACCTTTTAACATAGGAGGCTTTCTATGCGCTTTCTCGCCCCGGTGTTCCTGGCACTGTGTCTTCTCGGCTGCGGCAGCGTCAACAAGCAGTTCGTAGACGCCATGGACGGCGCGGCGTCCAAGGTGCTCCCGGACCTCAAGGCCGTGTACCGTGGCGAGCCGCTGACGCTCGACGCGGAGCAGCGCGCCAGACGGCTGCGCCTGGTGGAGGAGTGGGAGCGCACCATCGCGGAAGCCAAGGAAGCGACGAGGTAGGCCATGAGCGTAGATACGAAGGCCCTAGCTGAGAATCTCCTGCCGGTCCTCAGAGACGGCGCGCGCGGGCTCTGGGACGGCCCTGAGGATGAAGCCTTCCTGAAGGAAATGGCGAAGGAAGCCGCCTCCCTTGCTGCGCGCAAGGTGGCCGGCGATACGACCGTCGAGATGGAGATCGCCATCATTCAGGAAACCGTCCGGCAGCGCACCGTACAGAAGTCGATCAGGGTAAACGGCATTGGCGAAGAAGTCCTGCCGCGCATACTCGGTATCGCCTTCAAGGCGCTGCTGGCCGGCCTCTAAGATTCACGTTCCTCGCTGACCCCCGGTGACGACCGGGGGTTTTCTTTTACTGAGCCTTTGGCCTCTTCATGAAGGCGTACATCCAACCGTTGCGCTCAATAAGCGCTACAAGTTCCCAGCCTACATCGCCGTGCGCGTCCAAGCCGGACGTTATATTCTCTTCGCCAAGCTTCAGTAGACGGTCAGGGTTGATGGTAACGACCGTGTACTCCCAAAGTTGCGGCTGCATTGTGCCTCCTATAGGTCAGCGCCAAGCTTGTGGTAATTAGTCAGGTCAGTTATATGCTGCGCAACGGACATCCTGATATTGGATAGCCGCTTCACCTCATCCGAAGTAGCAAACCCTTCATTCGACAGCCGGTCGATGATTATCGAAAGTGCTCTGTGGGTCGCCTTCAGATGCCCAATCACCTGCAAAATGCCGACACTGTCTGGCTCCATGGTTTCCTCCCAGGTTCCAAGAACGGCTAACTATATCACGCTTTCCTGTGCTGCCGGTTGCATACACAAAAGCAGCGCCCGCGATGCCGCTTCCGTCTATAGCACCGACATGAGCCGCCCCCCTTGACCAACCATTCCTTTAGGCAGTAGAGGTGAGGCTTGGCCATTACCATGAATAGCGGGTCTAGGTTCACTTCTGCCCCCTCGTTTCATCCGAAGCATGACCATTGAAGTACAGTAGCTTGCAGCGAGAGCATATCCAGACGCGCCCGATAAGCGGCGGCAGCTCATGCTCTGGCGGTAGCTTGCCAAAGTAAAACTCCGTCTCCGGGTCCTCGCTGAAGCTCGGGTACTTATCGGCGGCTTCTGGCTTCACGTCCCGGAAAGTCATGATGGGGTATGCCCCGCCAGGGAACTCCATCGGGACATGGGGTGGGCAGCTATCTTCCGTCATCGCGGATCACCTGCAGGACGTTCATTATCCGCAAGGCTCTGCTGGATGAACCTCAACAGCCTATCGTATCTCCCAGCGTCAATCATCTGGTCCGGGGAGATCCCGCCTAGCATGGGGTTCTTGCTCATAAACCACAGATGAGCCTTGTCCTTGTCGCCGCCGAAGAAGGCCAGCACCAAGTCCCAAGCCTCGTCCGTCTTGCGCATAACGTCAGATCTATTCGTAGTGATGATTTAGAAGCGCAACGACATGCTCCAGATCCTTGCTGCCGATCTCCCGCGCCAGCTTCTTCAGGGCCTCCACAGACTCGGGGTTTAGCTTCCCGGCGTCTCGTGCGGCGTAGATCGCCGTGTACAGCGCGTCCTGCAAAGTCTCGCCCATTCGTCACCTCGTTTCCTTAGTTCCGTGATCCCCGCCGATGCAGCGGCACCCAACTGGATGGTCCACCGTGTAGCCAGGGATCGGCCCGACCCGCCAGTGGATCGTCGTCTCCGGGATCTGGCCGAACTTGCAATGCAACCCGTCGTGACCAAACACGAGGTCGCACCGGATCTTGTTCATGTGGGCCGCGCAGCGCGGGTAACTATCCGGAGTTTCCGGATGGTTCGGCGTGGGCTTTTCCGCTGAAGGGTGAAGGGCCTTGGTCGCGTCTATCACCCACGCCGGACGCTCTGCGGTCGGCTGGAACGACTCCATCCAGTCCAGACCGCGCTGAAGGATGGCCTTCAGGGCGTCGAAATCCTCCTTGGGCACGTAGGCATCGGGCCAAGTGCAGTCGCTCACTTCCGGTCTCCTTCTTGGGCTGGTTGGTACAGCCAGTTCTTACACGGGCACCCGTCCCGCTCGCATGGGGCCTCGGCATCGTTAGGCCCTAGGTCACGGTGATCTAGGACGTCATGCCCACATTCTGCACACGGCCACGGCCACATCGCTCCCCTCCGGGCTATCCTTAGACCGTGCTGGCCAGGGGGATCCTCCTCGGGGTAGGGACGCTTCCCCAGCCTCGATGCCCCCTGGCCAGCCGTCATTTCTTTTGACCGTCCGAACCGCTGGATTCGTCCTCGTCAATGTCGCACGTACAGCACGAGGCGCAGTTCTGGCAGTCGAAGCAGTAGCGGGCCGGGTCGCAGGACCAGCAGTCCAGGGCATCGCAGCACCCGCAAAACGCTCCAGTCATCGACGCACCACCTTCCATCGGTCCTGTAGCCCGCCCCCATTCTTCTTGCAACACCCTCGGCAGTGTGGAGCCTTGGACGCGCGGCAGGTGCCGACCCTACGCCGCAAGCCGCACTCCCGGCATTGCGCTCTTGTCGTCATGCGCGAGACTCCTTCCGGACCTCGTCTGCGAGGCGGAAGTAGGCGCTCGACAGCGCGGTGTGCATGGTTCCGCGCTCCTCGTCCTTTGCGTCGTGGGCCTCCACAGACAGCATGTGGTGGCTCCTGCCCTGCTCGCGAGCCCAGGTCGCAAGCCGCTCCCGCTCGTAGGCGACGGCTTCGGTCACGATGACCTCGACGACCTCGGACGGGGAGGCTTCCGCGCCAGCCATGTCGGCTCGGATGAGCCACTCCCGCGACCACTCCCGAGGGGTCTTCTTCTCCGGATTCGCAATGCTCATCTGCGGTTCCTCAATAGCTCTTAGATGACCCAATCCGGCTCGCTCTGCCGGATGAGCGCCCTGGCGTCCTCGTGCCATGCATAGGCGCAGAGATCACCGTCGCAGGCGACCTGCTTCAGCGCCCGCTTCAGAATCGCTATGGCCTCGTCACGCTCCCTCTTCAGCGCGTCCTTTTCCTCGTGTTCTCTCATCCGCTCGTCGTGAAGGCTCTGCGCGTACTCCTCTCCGGGTCCCATGCTTACCTCCTCACCTTTGCCCTCATCCGTGTTTACGGCCGGGGGAGGGCAGGCTCCCCCAGCGCACTCCGCTGCATTCGTATAGGCGGCCCTAATCTCCCTGCGAGTACGGGGCCATTAGTTTTTCTCGCCTTAGCTAAGGTCCGACTTCGCTGATCCGAACCTTGACCACGTCGCCCTCACAGGCGATCAGGCGCTCCTTGCCATGGCCGATGGCACGTTCGGCCGCCCTCCACGCCTCCTCCTTGGTGTCACCCTGAAGCCACGGAAGAAGCATCCCGGGGCCGCGCAGCTTGCGACGACTATCCGGGCCACGCCACACGCGCTTCCACTTGAAGCAGTACCGGGTTGTCTTCAGCATCTCTTCACCCTTCGATAGTCTATGCGGCCTCGATTGACTGACACAGCGCCAAGCTGATCGGGTACGGGATGATGGCCCTCACCCTGGCGCGATCCTTCACCGTAGGCCCAAGCCGCTCCTTGCCGTGGCAGATGGCCTCGTTCGGCAGCAGCGCCGGGATAGGGAACTTCCCCCACAGGAACCTGGAGCCGATGCGAAGCCTGTACGGCGGCCAATACTGGACCGCTCCGCGCACGTTCTCGATGACCCACCAGCGGGGCTTGTACGTCGCCACGGCCTTGTAAGCCGCGTGCATGAGTGAGTGATCCGGCTCCTTCCCGGTGCGGCTCCACGGCATCCACTCGCGGGCGTACTCCGTGCAGGGCGGGGATGCCAGGATCACGTCGGGCCGGAAGCTCTTGGGGAAAGGGAGCCGCTTCACGTCGGCTTGGACCTCGCAGGGCGGAACGATATCAACCCCGATGACACGGTGCCCACGCTCCCGGAAGGCTTTCGAGAAGCCGCCCAGGCCGCAGAACAGATCCAAGACAAGAAGGGTGCGGCTCATTCGTTTGTTAAGCGCAGGTACATGCGCGGGGCACGTCCCACGCCTGGATCGCCGGGCAAGCCTTCTCGTGCCACTTGCACCACGTCACCTTGCCGCTCTCCCAGTGGCGAAACCTGTTCTTGCTGCGTTCGGTGTAGCCCTTCCCGCACACCGGGCAGAACTGCCATTTCTTTTGCTTAGCCATAAGGTCCCTATCGCTCACGCTCTTGGCTGGCCCCACATCGGACGCACACGCGCCAGCGCAGGATCAGCGTCTTCAGCCATGGCGTCCACTTGTGCCGGTGCATAACCACTCATTCGTCCCGGTCGTCAAAGCACGGGCGGCAGAGGTTCAGGTTGTCGATGTAGCACCAGAACAGTTCCTCCGCCTCCTTGCCGCATAGCTCACAGGTTTTCTTCACGTCTCCTCCTTGCCTTCATCTGATCTCGCGCAACACCAGCACCCGGCACCTACACCCGCGCCTGGTGCAGGCCGCGTATATGCCGCCCTTGCCGCGCCTGTAGGTATGCCCAGCCTCGGTGTGCCTACAGACCTCGCAGCGTGTCTTTCTCGCCATATCGATCAAGCGCCTTCACGGATCTTTTCGGGAATCGTGCTATCGCACCCCTCGACGTTGCAGGCGTACTTCTCCGCGATCTTGGCGTACTTCTCGCGCAGCAAGGCCACGATCTCGGCCGCGTTGCGGTCTGGCGTAAGGCCGTAGTGCAGCGTCAAGCCATGCTTCGCGAAGCCCTCGCGCCAGTATGCGAACATCCGATCCCGCTCCGCTTGGACGGCGGCCTGTACGGTGTTCACCAGCCCAAGGCATCGCGGGCAGATGTGGGCGTAGGTCGTCGTGCAGTCGGCCTCGCACACCCGGCACACAACCCAGTTATCCATTAGCTCCCCTCGTTCCTCGCATCTAGACTCGCGCTTCCTCAGAGACCTTCTCAGCCTCCACGCCGCACTCGACCTCCGGGAAGAAGCAGCCGCACTTGATCCGCTCCGTCTGCCGCTGTAGGGAACCGTCGAAGATCGGCGGCGGCTGCCACACGTAGGCCCCAGGGCTGTTGACGTGCGCCTTGCACGGCATCACGATCCATCGTTCTCCGACATGCGGTAGTCTCATTTGCCAGCCTCCTTCGTTGCTAGTGCGCTACCCAATCAGCGCGGCCCACAGCCACAGCACGCAGACAGCGCCTATCAAGCCCAGCGCCAACCCAGCGCACCCAGCGCCAGCACACACAAACGGATCGTCTCCGGTGCCTTGGTATCCGCCGCCGATGATCCCGCCGGACCTCATGTCCGCGTGCATCTTCGCCATACGCTCAAAGCGCTTGGTCACGCCGTTAGCCTCTCGTACTCCTGCGCCAGGTCCAAGCTCCACAGCATGAAGAAGTCGAGCGCCTCGCTGTCGTCCCAATAGCCATCCATCGCCAGCGTCAGCGCGTCGATCCAAACGTACAGTTCTTCAGCGTCCATAGATCGAGTCGTTAGTCCTCGCCTTAGTCGATCTCTTCCACGGACACGTCGCCTTGGACGCGCACCATGCGGCCGGTCGCCTTGTCCACGAAGTAGAATCCAGCGCCGCTCTCGTCGTCCCCGACGCGGCCTGTGGACTCCCACTCGGCGGCGACCTTGCCACCGCTGTACAGGCGCACGCGGTTCTTGTTGCCGTAGCTCTTAAGGTTCTTGGCGCAGCCAGCGTCCGTGCAGGACAGCAGGGGAACCACAAGCACCAGAAGGACCGCCCATCGGATCAGCTTCATCTGCATTCCCTCTTGAGTCGATTAGCGTTCACCGATCTTAAACCGCGCCGCGACGTGACTGAGTGTCCCGCAGCCCATCGCATCACAGTTGTGATAGAGCGGGCTGTTCTCGTCCTCGGTGTCCGACTTCTCAAAGCCGGGCTGCTCAAGAACGATGACCTCGCCCGCGTGGACGTACGCCACGATGGCTACAGCGCCGTCTGGCGCGTCAGGATCGACAGGAAGGGCTCTGACAGCCTCCCGGAACGCCTGACGCTGCAAATCGCCAATCTCAGCGTTCTTCACAGCAAGGGCTCTACGGCATTCCGCGTGTACGTCGCTCATCGCCTCACCCTTCAGTCCTTCAGCGCGTCTCGCACCCGCCGCAGAAGCCGACGCCGACGATGTACCAGTCGGCCCCGCAGCGTGGGCACTTGGCGACGGGCATCGGCTGCTCCTCGGCCTCCGACTCGATCTCTTCAGGTTCCATGGTTCACTCCATCAACGGAGCCAGAAGTACGCGACAAGGCCGCCAATCGCGGCGGCGGCCAGCAGCAGAAAGCAGCCGCAGCCAAGGAGTCGCCAGCCGTCTCCGTCGTTGAATATCGGTCCCATCGTTCACTCCTGCGTTAGCTCTCGTCCTTCTTCTTGCGCTTCAGCTTGGGCCGTTCCGGTTTGAGGATCTTCAACTCCTCCGCCAACCTCTTCGACAGCGCCGAGTGCTTGCCCGATGGCACGCGGAACTCGTGCCGGCACTCCGCGCAACAGAACGTCATGTGGGTTCCAGACGTGGCTATCACGTCCGTCCCGGTGTTCGTGCTTCCGCACTTCGGGCAAGCCTCTTTGCCCCTGTAGCACGGCCATTCCTTGCCTTTCATCCGTCCTCCCCAATCAACCCGTTAGAGCGTGCCGATCTTCGACTCGGCTTCCAGCAGCCGCTTGCGGGCCTCGACCGCCCGCTCGTCCCCGCCGACGCGAAACATGGTGGCCCGGAAGATGCGGTCCTCGACCGGCTTCCGCTTCTCCAGGCCAGCCCTCACGTCCTCCACGAGGCCCTCCAGCGTGTCCACCTCGACGCAGAAGTCCACGGCCGGGTCAGGATGGTGTCCGAAGTTCATATGCCTTCTCCAATCGGTAGAACTAGTCGCCCTTCTCTTTTCCACCATGAGCCGCTGCGGCCATGTCGAACCAGACCGACTCCGGCGTACAGGTATGGCACACCGCCGTCCGGTCATCCTCAAGGGGGCCTCCGCAGGCCCCGCACTTCATGTCCGGGTGGTAGTTGGGGTGGGTCATGACTACCCCACCCTCATCAGCTTGACAGTTTCCATCGCGTTGCAGCGGTCGAAGTACCGGCCGTAGGACACCCAGTTGTCCCCGATCAGGATGTCGAGGTAGTACCAGCCGCGCTTAAACTCGATCTTCCAACGCTTCGTCGTGATCTTCATAAGGCGTCCATCCTTCTCCACACTGGCCGGCGCCTTTGTCATCGTCATGCCATGAGAATATCTCATGGCATGAGAAGTGTCAACAGAAAAAATCATGGCATGAGAAAATAATCCGTGGTACACTTCGGGCGGATGAACATCTGCGCGAACGAACGCTGCGCCGGCGGCGAGGGGGGCAAACCGAAACGGTTCACCCCCCTCAAACCGTGGCGCAAGTACTGCTCCAAGGCGTGCGGGGACGCGGCCCGCCACCGGGCCTACTACCAGCGCAAGGCTCAGAGCAAGGCGAAGCATTAGATCAGCGGCTCCATCTTTCTAAGCTTCTCGTCCATGTCGAGCACGTTGGCATACTTCTGCGTGACGACGGGCGATGAGTGGCCGAGTGCCATCTGCGTGGCTCGCAGATCCTTCGTCTTGTTGTAGAAGTCGATGGCGAACCCGTGCCGCAGGCTGTGGATGCCCCTTCCAGGCATCCGCAGCTTTGCCTCAGCGAGAATCAGCGTCCATCGGTACTGCACGTCCCGCTTGCTGATGTGGCCGCCGCCGCAAAGCGTCTCCTTCGTCGATTCGCTCTCAAACTCCATCCACATGGAGACGTCCATAGCGTCTCGTCTGTGTTCCTGGGTGAGGTGAGCGAAGAAGAGGCGCTTAAGGTCGGCTGACTTCTTGTAGAGCGACGGGTCCGCTATCTGCTTGTTGCAGTCAGGGCAGACCAGCTTCTTGAACTGCGGCCGGCGCTCCAGCACGCAGGCCCCGGCGCCCCCAGGGAACAGCCATCCATTCGGCCGCTGTTCCTTGATCCCCATCAGGATCTTTTCCAGGTCCGGCAGGATGCCCATGACTTCCGGCTGCAAGACCTTCTTCTTGCGCCGCGTCACCCGCAGCTTGCCCTTCCCAAGCACATCTTCGCAGCGGATGTGGATGAGCTCGCAGCAGCGCAGGCCCGTGTTAGCCCCTGTCACCAGCAGGGGGTAAAGAAACGGGTCCCGCGTCTTTGCGACCTCGATAATGGCTCGACGTTCCTCCGTCGCCATCATCTTGTGCTCTGGCAGATTCCATGCGCCTTGCATCAGTCCATCACGCTCCTCGCTTCCCCCAATCCACGTTCAATCACGCCGCTTGTCTCCTCACCTCAAGCGGCACACAATATTTCGAGGGGCACCCTTGCCCCCCGCCCGGTCGCGCGAGCCTCCCCCTTACCCAGGGCCTGCCTCAGTGGTCGTCGTACCAGCCGTCTTCATCAGCCATCGCCGCTACCTGGGCAGGCGATGGAGCTATCGGCGCCGTTTCTGTGCGGATGATTTCCTCGAGTCGCCTACGTACCGTGTCTGGTAGGTGCAGCTTCAGGTCCCGGAACTGCTTAAGCACCATGCGCGCTGTGTCCGGCTGCTTGATGCTGGCCGAGATCCGCAGCAGCGCCAGCTCGTAAGGCTCGTTGTAGTTCACGCACGCACCTCAGTGGCCGTGCAGCGCGGGCACGGGTAGTTCTCCTTCCGCTTCGGGTCGTAGAACGTGCGCTTGCCGTTGCAATGTTTGCAGACAAGCGCGGCGGCAGCCTGGTCGGTAAGGCACTTGCACATGTCCGCAGGCGGCGGCGGATACCGAGGCGGGAAGTTCTTGAGCGCCCCAGGCGGGTTGTACTTGTCGTGGTTGTGGTAGACGAGGTAATGCCGGTCGTCGCCAGCCTTGTATACGTGGATCAGCTTGACGGCGGCTAGCTGCACCAGCGCGTCTTTGATGTGGTCGACAGTTACGTTCTCATGCAGGGTGAAGACACGCGCCTTGATCCACGGCGGCGCCGCTGGAAAGCGCCCCCTGCTGTCTACCTGGGACAGCATTAGGAAGTACAGCATGTCGGCAGAGAACGGCAGCTGCGCGAACTTCTCGCACTCGATCAAAGAGTCATCCAACCGCTTCCACATTGTCTCCCCCTCGGTCCACGCAGTACGGGCAACCCAACTTGTCCACCTCAGGATCCGGGCAATACGGGCAGCGCCACTCACTCGCCGGCCATCCGGCAGCCCCGTGCGCCTCGCAGTACGCCCATTCACCATGTCCCGCGACAACCGCTTTTCCCGCGTAACACATCACGCGCGGCTGCTTCTTACGTCGCGGCGCCCTGCCGGACAGGAGCCGCTTCCTAAGCCCAGGCGGAAGCTGCTCGACGCTGATGCGTCCGGGCATGCACCACCTCCACGAAGATCAGCTGCAAGCGGAACTTGACGCCGTGCTTCTCACACACGCGATTCCCGTCCGCGACAAGGCGGATCTGCGGGGAGCTCCGCTTGCACCCGCAGGGGACCCTGGAAGGCAGGTAGAAGCTTGGGACCCCGCCGTTTCGATAGCCGGCCGTCTCTGGGCCGTCCCCCGGTAGAAGCCACTGGATTGGCTTCCCGCCGTACGTCATCGCCTGCTCGATCCGGCCGCAGGCGCGGCACTTGTAATCCCGGACCCCAGGCTCTGCGGTCCCCCTGTCTTCCAGCCGTGACGATCCGCACCTCGGACACGCGCGCGGGTCAAGCTGCGTGGCCATGTCCCCCGGCAGCCTGACGTCCACCATCCGCCCCGGACTACCCATGTGTTCCCCCTCCATAACCGAGCAACCCTGAGCGGCGGTCCCACCCGGGACCGCCAGACGGGGTCGTTAGGTCTTGCGAATGATCTCGAGCGCCACGGACGACTTGCCGACCTTGAAGAAAGGCGACGTCGCCTTACCGTCTTTGACTAGGCGCTTTGTCTCTTCCAGTTCGTCCCACGCGGCCTTCGTCATCGTGGAAATGACGTAGGCTCTTGCGTCGAACGTCACGGAGCCTTCGCGCGGGGTGAGGATGACTTGATGATCTCCGTACTCACGCACGGCTTTCGCGGTTAGCTGGTCGACGTGCTCCCGCTTCTTGATCTCTTCGCGGCACTTCTCCAACTGGTCCTTGATCTCTTCCAGCGTGGCCTCAAGGGATGCCGCGTATGCCACAAGAGTAGGCGTCTCCTCACAAAGCATCAGGTCGATGCGGGCCTCGCCCCTGAAGAACTGCGTCTTAGGCTCGGCCTGCTTCTTGGCTTCTGCTTCCCAGTCGATGTATTCCTCAGCCGTGCTACCCAAGGTGCACCTCCGCGATTTCCTCGATGTCCCGGAACGTGCGCGGAACCGTCTCGCCTGTCTCCGGGTCGACAACGTCCTTGACCGTCTCCTTGACCTTCACATGGGCCATTGCCGTCTTGTCCTTGGCCTCTGCCATGAAGGCGTGATCGGACGCGCTGAAGCTGTTGAGCCAGACTTCCCCTTCCGGGGCGCCTTCGTGACAGAACTCGACGCGGAAGCCGTAGCGCATGGATCCGTTCGCCGCCTTCTTGCTGGTGATGTTGGCCACGGTGCAGGGTAGGAAGCCTGCCTGCATGGCCTCGTCGGAGCTTGCGAACTTCTTCCGTTCCACCTTGGTCTTCGTGACCTTGGCAGCTGGAGTTGCAGGCTTCGCGGGTTCGGTCGGAGGCTGAGCGGAAGCGTCCGTCGAAGGCGCCTGAGGCTTCAGCGGCTTAGCTTGCGCGGCCCTCTTCTGCTGCGGCTTCGCCTCATCCTGCTGAGCGGCGAAGGTGGCGTTGTCGACTGGCGCGGTTCCGTCTTCTCGCCACGGGTAGTCGAAGCGCGGGCGGTCCTTCCGACGCCACATCGGCTTCTTTTTCCCGGCCTGGTCGCCTTTGCTGACGTTCTCGACCCACACGCAGAAGGCGTACTGCTGCTTCCAGTCGTTGATGAAGTTCGGGTCCCAGAGCTCCGAGGCGATGCCGAGATCCTTACAGCAGCGCATGATGGCGTTCGACTTCACGCCTTCGCTGGCAGTAGCCTCGGACATGTTGGCGTTTGTCGGGATGTAGTCTTGTTCCCCGCGCGCCTCAGCGACAAATCGCCCGTACGCGATCAGCGCGTACTCGCGTGACAGCGTGTTGTCGAGCATGATGAACGGGCCTCGCGGCAGCATGGCCCAGCCACCGACGCCGAACGCCTCGTTGAGCCGGCGGCGGTACTTGATTTCCGGGTAGTACAGGATCCCGTCCGGCTTGATCTCTACGTCTTTCGGATCGATAGGCGCCATTAGCCGCTGTGCCACCTCGGACGGAAAAGGAGTCGCCGCGATCCCTCTGTACGGATCGGCCTTGAAGGCGGCCATCGCTTCGGGCTTCTCGACCACGGGCACAAGCCCACTCGGCTTGTCCTGCGCGGCCGGTTCGGGGATGAGGCCGCCATTGGCGGGCGCATCACCCTTAGGCAGGGCAGTCGCTTCCATGTCTCCTCCAATCCGCGCCCACCATAGGCGCGGTTAAAAAACTCAGACCGCGTACGTAAGCAGCAGCCACGGCACCAACAGCAGGACCACCACGCGCCAGACGCGCTTGCCGTGCTCCTTGAAGTGGCAGGGGCCGCAGATGAACTTCACGTCGAGCGCCACGGCGTAGCCGTTGTGGTGGTGCGCGTGCAGCTTGGGCTTTGGCGTCTTCTGGCCACAGCAGGAGCACTTCGCCGGCTTCTTCAGGCGCCCCGCTTCGATGGCCTCGCGCACCTTGATACGCGCCTTGCGGATCTCGCGCAGCGCGGCGTCTTCCTTGAGCTGCGCTTGCAGGTATCTTTCGCGCCGCTGGTTGTGGCACAGGCGACAGCGCGTGGCGCGGCGGATGTACTGCTTGCCCTGCCGGTTGGTGTCCAGCCAGGTGTAGTACTCGTCGAGCGGCTTTTCCGAGCCGCAGTCAGAGCACTTGCGGGTTACGTCTCGAGGCGTGAGCCGCAGCTGACCGTCAGAAGAATTCCCCGGCCCTCCCGTTGCGTTCGGGTTGACCTCCGCGAGGATGTCCAGAGCCGGGGCCGTTGTGGGGATATTGCGCCCCCCCTCCTCCACCGGGCGCATTACCGCACCACCTCAAACCCCAGCCCGCGCGACTCGGTCCAGTGATAGGGGCGCAGGCGGATGACGAACTGATTGGGACGCTCGATCTTCCAGCCGTCGTGATCGACTTCGAAGGAATGCGGGAGCGCCTCCGTTGCAAGGCGCTTAGCGACGTCCAGCTTGAGCTCATCCGACAGGATGCAGCGCGGAAGGACGTCGACCTCGATCCAGCCCTTCCAGTCCTCAACCGGGCCGTACGGCCCCTTGTCGACCCAAGACCGGATCTCCGTCTCCCGGATGGGCTCCAGGGTGTTCCTGCCGAGCCGCAGGCCCGCGATTTCGCGGTACGCCATAGCCGCCTCCCAAGGCGGCTCCGCTCGTCACCCCTGCACCACTCAGCGGCAAAAAGAAAATGCCGCTGAAGTGACTGCTAGAGGGTGCGGGCGGAGCCTGCCGAAACGAACCCAGCGGTGCCCACCATTCCCGTGCCGAATGCAGAGTCGTGACACACGCACCGACTCGGGGTGGTGGGGGCCGCTGGGTTCAAGTCCGTCAACCGTGCGTGTGTCACGCCCATAGGATGCCCTGCGCATGCAAATGTGTCAAGAAAAAAATTCAGAAAGTCGAAAACATTTGAGCCACCACCGGCGTTTGTCACCTTGCGTTCGGGCACCTCTGCGAGGCCGTGGGGATTAAGGGACTTTGCCTCGCGTGCGTAGCCGTCCTTCCGCAAGGCGGGATACAGGTGCTTGGGATCTGCCACCGGTGCGGCAGTTGCCCACCTCATCATCGAGTGGGCGAAGTACCTCCGGGCGTACGGGAAGAAGGAATCGACGTGTCGCCACTATCCGCGTGTGGCACGCGAGTGGTGCGCTTTTCTGGCCACTCGCGGCAAGACCTACGCGGAGGCCGACTACGACGACGTCGACGCGTACATCGTCCACGCCAGCACGGTAAAAAATCTCAAGGGCTGGACGATTCGCGGGCATACCTCGATCCTGCGGCGGTGGTATCGCTGGCTTCGCCGGAAGCGCTACGTGTGGCACGATCCGTTCGACGCCATGGAGCCGGTGCAGGCCGAAGCGCCTCTGCCGAACCCGCTTCAGGAGAGCCAGACGCGCGAGCTGATCGAAGCTGAGCCGCACCCGCTGTTCCGTGCGCTCTGGGAGGTGTTCTACGCCAGCGGGCAGCGGCATACGGCGGTCCTGAATCTCAGGGTCTCGGACCTCGAGCTCGAGCGGCCAGACGGGCGCGGACGCCTGCGGTTCACGGTCGGCAAGCGCAACCGGACCAAGTACTCGATCATCGGCCGGCCGGCGGTGGCTGCGCTCCGGTCGTTCTTGGCCTGGCGCGCGGAAGCCCTGGCCCGCTCCAAGGCCCCGCCGTCCGACGACTGGCTGTGGGTTGGGCTCTGCGGATCCAGGCGGCTGAACTGCAACACCGTCCGGCTACGGCTGCGGCAAGCCGCCCTTCGGGTCGGCATCACGGAACGGGTCTACCCGCATCGCCTGCGGCATTCGACGGCAACGCACATGCTCGAAGGCGGGGCAGACCTCCGGGCGGTGCAGGAGACTCTTGGGCATGCGACCGTCGCGACGACCCAGCTCTACACGCTCGTCAGCCAGAAACACCTGGAGCAGACGTTCGGGGCCAGTCACCCGAGGGCTTGAAATTCGATTTTCGCGGGGCCGTTTTGGATTTCCCTGAAGGCGTTCCGGGCTTTTCCTGGCCAGTTTGGAATATCCGGCCTGCGAAAATCCCTATACGCGTAGACGCGCGGGCACAGGGGACTAACCGTGTAGACGCGTCGACGCGCGAAGACGCCTGCGCGTATACGCGCGCGCCTCACGGAGGCTCCCCCTCCGATGGTTCCCCCTTTTTCCCCCCACACCCCCCTATATCCCCCTCCTTACCTCCC